TGAAAAACAAAAATTAAAGTATACTCAATCTGCAACACTTTCAGAAGCTAAGTTGCATACTACTTTAAACGGTAAAATTCAATTAGCAAGCACAGCTCAGTTGAAGATTCTTGATAAATTAACAAGTCAAAAAGGTAAGTTAAGCAACAAGCAATTGCAAACAGCCGTCAACAATGCTCAAAAAGAAGTCGACTCTGTTTTCAAGCTAACTGAGAAACAGTATAACAACACTAAAAAATCTTGGGAAAAACAAGTTAAATCAGTAACCGCTAATGCTGAAAAGCAAAGAAAAGAAACTGTTGCTAAAGCTAATAGTCAATATCAAGATGCTGTAGATGCTGCTTATAAGCAGTATGGCGGAACTGATGCGGCTTCAACAGCACAGCGTAAGAAAGTTATTGCGGAAGCAGAAGCCCAGAAAAAAGACACTGTCAAGAAGGCTCAAGAACAAAAAGATAAAGTTGTGGATCATGCTGAAAAGCAACAAGCACAGGCTTTACAAAAAGCAGGACAACAGCGTGATGGTGCTCAAGGTATTGCAAGAGACCAACGTGATAAAGTTACTGCCGAAGCTAAAGAGCAATCAAGAGGTGTTGTAACTCACGCTGTAAACCAAGCCAATAGCTCTAACGCCGCTCAACAGAAACAAGCCCAAGGCACTCATGGTATTTGGGGTGGAATTATTGATTTCTTTAACGGAATTGGCAAATTTTTCCACATGGACAAGGTCAGAAAACCTGCTGGTGGATATGGTTACGCACAAGCTACTATGGGAGCTTATGCTACTGGTGGTATTGCCAATAGTGGTAAAGCACTTGTTGGTGAAGCTGGACCCGAAGCCAAATATTCTCCTTATTCAGGCAAGGTAGATTTTGTTGGTACTAATGGTGCTGAGGTTGTTAACCTTAAACAAGGTGAACACATTCTTAACGCTGCTGATACTGCTAAGCTATTCAATGGTGGATTAGGACACACTATGGCAGGTTACGCCAATGGTACAGGTGGAATTTCCAGTTTCTTGTCTAGAATGGCAAATGGTGCAAGTAGTATTTGGGACAATATCAGCGATGCAGCAGAAAGTGTCATGGATAAATTAACTAACCCAGTTAAGACATTAAAGAATTTAGCCTCAAGGATTTTTAGTAATAATCTTCCTAATGTTGGTAGTTTTCCTAAAAATCTTTCTGGTGGCATGACTAATAGAGTTATTGATTCAGTTGGTGACTCCCTATCTAAAATAAAAAAAGCGTTTGATGATAATGGTAGTAGTTCAGCTCCTGCTGGTTCAGGCGTTCAGCGTTGGAAGAGGCAAGTTGTTAAAGCGTTGAAAGCTAATGGACTATCAACAAGTTCAGCAATGGTAAATAAAGTGCTTAGACAGATTAATACTGAATCTGGCGGTAATGAAAAAGCAATGGGTGGTACTGATGGATTAGCGGATGGACGCGCTATGGGGTTGATGCAAGTTAAGCCCGGTACGTTTAATGCTAATAGGTTCCCCGGTCACAATAACATCATGAACGGTTATGATAGCTTGCTTGCTGGATTGAACTACGCTAAAAAGCGCTATGGCAGTAACCTAAGTTTTCTTGGTAAAGGTCATGGTTATGCTAATGGTGGTATTATTAGTAAGCACGGTATGTATGAAATTGGTGAACAGAATAAGGCAGAAGCTATTATTCCATTAGATGCAATGAAACGTACACGTGGTTGGGAATTATTATTTAATGTGATGAGTCATTTCGCAGGTGATGATTTAGGTAAACTAGGTACGACTGGTTCACATACAACTGGAAACAGTGAAGTTTCTGAATTACGTCAACAAGTATCTGATTTAACTACACAAATTGGCGACTTGATTACTGCACTAGGTAATCACGTAACAGAGGTTCGGATTGAAGCCACTGCTGACAAACGTGCTATTTTCCAAGGTTCTGCTAGGTATATGAATGAAGAATTAAACTCTAATAGAACTACTGAAAACAGACTAGCCGGAAGAAGATTTTAAACAGTATTATTGACATTATATCACATCCATGGTATAATGTCTACATAGTTAAAAAGGGATTGGAGATATTAATTATATGACTCTTAAATTAAAAGTTATGTATAACGGTATGGAATTATCTAAATATCTTTATGTTGTAGCAGATGGTTTCGACCGAAGTGTAATTGGTGATAGAACTAATACAACTGTTAAAGTTGGTCACGCTGTCGGTGAAACATTTTTAGATACAACTAAAGGTATGAGAAGGATTACCATGCCATTCTATATAAATAAAGATATACCAGATGCTTTAGAAAAAATCGCACAAATTGTGAACGTAGAAGAACCAAAGCAACTAATCTTTGGAGATGAGCCAGATTGGTACTATTCAGCAATTGTTGATGGAACACTATCATTCACTCGATTAGAACGTGAGGGTAGTGGCACAATTACTTGGCTAGTACCAGATATGTACAAACATGCTGTAAATAGCACCACATATAGTAATAATGGTGTTAATAAAAATCAAATTTTATTCAACAATAATTCTAATGCCTCGACGCCAGTTACAATCACAGCCAAAATGAAGTCAGATAATGGCTTTCTAGGTCTTGCGTTAAACGGTCGCGCTTATCAAGTTGGCAACCCAACAGAAGTAAACGGTGTTCATTACGATAAATCAGAGATATTGATACCGGGCGACCCAATGCCAGACCCAAGCACCGGTGAGTTAAACAAAGCTGGGTTTGAGGTCATTCCGCCAACACAGGGAGCACTTAAAATGGGGGGGATTATTTGGAAGAATATTACCTACAATATGTTCGCTACTGATTTTGGTGACGATAGTTTTAAAGGACCCCACGGACCGGCGATAACGTATGAGTTACCGGCGGATTCGTTTGGGAATAAAGGCAGTAAGAATTTTGAGTTTAGATGGCACGCTGGTTTTGGGAATGTCCCAAATGATAACCAGAAAGTCGGGCAGCTCTGTGCTACCGTGCACGATAAGAACGGCAAGGCACTATGCTCAATCGCTTATAACGACCTAACTCAAGTTAAGACCGATTTTAATATTCGGTATGACATTAATGGCAAAAAATACTATGAGCAAGACATTAAAGAGCTTCCTAATGGATTTAATGGTCATGCTTATGTGATTAAATCAGGTTCACAATTCACGTTCCGTTGGAATTACTTAAAACCAGTAACTTTTATTTGTGACGAATTAAAAGACGCCGAAGCATACTACATCTCATTCAGCTATTTAAAGTGGATGGATGTGCCAAGGCCCGCGTACATGGGTGTTGTAAATTGGAATTTCAGAAAAAATATGACCAACTTATACCGTGACGTTCCCAACTACTTCCAAAAAGGCGATATAGTCGAACTAGACAGTGCGCACAACAAATTAACTATTAATGGGTTTGCTGACTGGGACCGTGTTGACATCGGCAGTAAACCACTACTTGCTGATGTCGGCGACAATATACTGGGGATTGTCACGTCTGAATGGGCAACGATGCCAGAAGTTACGGTTAGTTATCAGGAAAGGTGGTTATAATTAATGGAATGGTTTATTTTAAGTAGAGACATGCACGTATTGTGCGCACCTTCAACAGATTCACCTGATAGCCTACCTATTTTTAATGATAAGCAGACTCTTTTATTATCTAATAATACTGTGGTTTCAACCTACGATTTTAGTGTGCAACGAAAGCATCCAGATGCTCAATATTTGCAAATGGGCAATTACATTGTATTTGTTGATAAATACCACAAAACAAAAATGTATACCTTGATGAGTCATGACGGTGACGATTTAACGGACACATGGCACGCCGAAGATGTGGGGTTAGACTTGCTTAATGAGTCATCTGAAAAGTGGGATTACACAGGACATCCGCATGACATTGCATGGTATTTAAACAATCTTGTTATAGGAGATAGCGGTTGGACAATCGGCATTAATGAGGCTTCAACATTAAGCCGAGCGTTAAAGTTTGATGGTGAAACAGACACGCAATTAAGACGACTTGGTGATATTGCCAATCAGTTTGACGGCGCAGAAGTCGATTTTACTATTGAGATGAACGGCGCGAAGGTTACTAAACAAGTTATTAACATCTATAAAAAAGTTGGTTCATCCGTCACGCAGGGGCGTTATATTGATTCTATCAATTTAACATCACTTCACAGCTCTGGTTCAATTGCTGATTTGGTGACAGCTCTCAAGCCTTTTGGTGGTCAAATAGACATGCCAGAAGGACAAGAAGGTGAAGCACCTAGGATTAATATTGCAGACGTTGCTTATGATGATGGGCGTTACTACAGTCCTAAAGGTCATGTTTATCTTTATGACCGTGAAGCGCATCAGCAATGGTCACGATTCAGAGCTTATAATTACGCAAACCAAGGTGAGTTTGACGGATATATCGTTGGTAGCTACACCTATGACACAAAAGACCCTAACGAGTTGCTAAACAGAGCCTTAACAGAGCTTAAATCACGTAACAAGCCAAGTGAAACCTATGAGGCTAATCTATTAGACATTAACGCCGACATTGGCGATTATGTACAAATCGCACACAACCAATACAATCCGCCAATCTATTTAAGTGCACGCGTTGAACAGGTCGAAAATTGTTATACCGCAAATGGTCAAGATATTGGTGTATTAGGCGATTACCGCAAACTCGAATCGAACATTGACCCACGCATTAAAGAGATGCTCAGTGCGCTAGAAAACCAAATTAAAGCGCATTACATGTGGATTCGTTACGCCGAAGATGATAAAGGTAAGGGAATGACATCTGTTCCAACCGTCAATACTAAATATGTTGTTATTCTTGTCAATAAACCAACAGCTGTCCCAAGTGACAACCCAGCTGACTATGCTGGGCATTGGCAGTTAATTCAAGGTCAAGATGGTACGGACGGTATTCCAGGACCAAAGGGTGCTGACGGTAAGACCAGTTATACTCACTTCGCCTATGCTGATAACGTTAGCGGTACTGCTGATTTTAGCTTAGATGACCCAACAGGACGCTCTTATATGGGTGTTTACAGTGACTTCACTAAGGCTGACAGCACTAATCCTAGCGATTACGTTTGGTCATACACTAAGGGTGAGACGGGTCCAGAAGGTATGCAAGGTGTCCAAGGTCCTAAAGGTGACATTGGTATTCCGGGTAAACCGGGTGCCGATGGCAAAACTAGCTATACACATGTTGCCTATGCTGACAATGACAAAGGTGGCGGATTTAGTCAAAACCCTGCGAATAAAGCTTACATGGGCTGGTATACGGACTTCACAGCGAACGATTCAACAGACACTACTAAATATGCTTGGAGTTTGATTAAGGGTTCAGATGGATTAGATGGTGCTCAAGGTATCGCGGGACCAAAGGGTGCTGATGGCAAGACCCCATATACTCACATTGCTTATGCAGACACTGCAACAGGCGGTGGGTTAAGTCAGTTACCTGATGGCAAGAAATATATTGGTATGTATGTAGATTTTACAGAGAACGATTCTGGCGACCCTCAAAAATATGCTTGGAGTTTAATCAAAGGTGCTGATGGTAAGGATGGAACGCCAGGTAAAGACGGTATAGCAGGCAAGGACGGAATCGGTATTAAGTCAACGACTGTTACCTATCAGGCGTCATCAAATGGTACGACTGCACCGACCGGAGCTTGGACAGCTAACGTTCCAACAGTTCCAGCAGGTCAGTATCTTTGGACTCGAACAATCTGGACGTATACAGATAACACCAGCGAAACTAGCTACTCAGTTGCTTACATTGCTAAAGACGGCAATTCTGGTAAAGACGGCATTGCTGGTAAAGATGGCGTTGGTATCAAATCCACAACA